GTGAAGATTAACTCTGTTGATCTTTCTGACCTATTCACAGCAGTAACAATTAACCGTTCATTTGATGAGCTAGAAGTAACTGCAATGGGTGATTCATCACACAAGTTCGTTAAGGGCTTGGAAGCATCATCTGTAACAATAGATTTTTTAAATGACACAGCAGCAACTAAGACTCTTGCAACTTTGCAAGCAGCCTGGGGTACAACAGTCACAGCTGTATTCCTACAAACAAAGGGAACAGCAGTTTCAGCTACTAACCCTCTGTACACAGTTTCATTGCTAGTCAACAACACTACAGACATCAATGGTGCTGTAGGCGATATTGGCACACAGTCAATCACATTTACTGCTAACTCAACTATTGCAGTAGCCACAACAGGCACATTCTAAAAAACTACTAAAGGGGCAAACTATGGCAAAACTAAAGATCGTTCGTACAGATGGAAGCGTGTTAGAAGGCGAAATTACCCCAGCGGTGGAATACGCATTTGAGCAATACGCTAAAAAAGGGTTTCATCAGGCGTTTCGTGTAGACGAAAAACAATCGGATGTCTATTGGTTAGCTTGGGAAATAACACGCAGGTCAGGTGAATCTGTTAAGCCTTTTGGGATTGACTTTATCGAAACTCTTAGATCAGTTTCGGTTGAGGACTCAGACCCTTTAGCTTAAAGCGCGATCTTCCATTCACCTATCTAATCGCTAGGCTAAGCATTAGGTTGGGGATTGCGCCACAGCAGTTACTCGAATTAGACAAGACTATGCTAGATGCTCTCTTGCTAGGTCTAAAGGATGAAGCAAAGGAGATCAGCGATGCCAGCAAGCGTAAAGGGCGGCATTGAACTCCGTAAGGCTCTCCGCAAGTTTAGCCCTGACTTGGCTAAGCAATTACCTAAAGAAGTTGCAGCAGCCTTAAAACCTATTACAAAGGCTGCTAGGGGCTATCTCCCAGATGACAATCAAGTATTAAGTGGATGGTTGCCTAGAGATAACTCGCAGGCTCGTTTTCCTACATACAATGCCCGGATCGTAAAGTCCGGTATTGGCTACAAGACCACACCATCAAAGCCTAATCGCAGAGGATTTAGATCCCTTGCTCGCGTATTCAATAAGAGTGCAGCTGGAGCAATCTACGAGACTATGGGTCGTAAAAGTCCTTCTAGTCGCTTTGTGCAAAATCAGCAGGATAAGTATTCCTCACCTATGAAGGGTGATGGCAAGATGGAAGGTCGCGCATTGTTCCGCGCCTATGAAGAAAATAACGGCAAGGCCAGAGAAGCCGTACTTAAAGCCATTAAAGATGCTTCTAATAAACTAAACGCTAGAGCAACAGTGAGAGGCTAATCATGGCTAATGTAATGATTGATATTGCCGCGGAGTTTGTGGGCAATAAAGCCTTTAAGCAAGCCGATACTGCCACAGAAAAACTTACTAAGAATGTTAAGCAACTAGCAGGTGCTTTTGGTTTAGCCTTTAGTACTACCGCAGTTTTGGCTTTTGGTAAAGCTTCGATCAAGGCAGCAGCAGCAGATCAGAAGGCTCAGCAGCAACTAGCCTTAGCCTTGAAAAATGTTGGGCTAGAGCGAGATGCGGCTTCCTCAGAAGCCTATATCCAATCTTTACAAACCCAATTTGGAATTGTCGATGATCTTCTTCGTCCTGCTTATCAGACACTAGCGATCGCCACACGAGATACTGCCGAGAGCCAAAGATTACTTAATCTATCTTTAGACATTAGTGCCGCAACAGGCAAGGATCTAGGCTCTGTTACCACAGCATTGAGCCGTGCCTTTCTAGGTAACAACACAGCTTTGACTCGCTTGGGTGTTGGTATATCCAAGGCAGACTTAAAGACCAAATCTTTCTACGATATAACAACTGATCTAGCATCTACCTTTAAGGGTTCAGCCACAGCAGCGGCAGCAACCTTTCAAGGTTCAATAGACAAACTAGGAGTAGCTGCTGCCAATGTGCAAGAGATTATTGGCACAGGTCTTATCGATGCGCTCAAAGGTTTAGGCGAAGAAAACTCAGTAGATGATCTGGCTAAATCGATGGAATCGGCTGCTCTCTATACTGCCGATGTCATTCGTGGCCTTGGAGTTTTAACTCAGAAATTAAAATCACTTCCTGGGGTTGGCAACTTTAACATCGGGATGATTCCAATCGTAGGTTCTTATTTAGAAATCTTAAGAGGTTTAGGTAAGCAATCCACAACAAAGCCTTTTACAACTCCGATGACAATCTCTGGTCAATCGCAACAATCCACTCAAATTACTAAGGATCAAGCCAAGGTTGCTAAAGAGACTCTTAAAATTTCTAAGGATCAATTAAAATTAGCAAAAGCTAAGGCAATCTTTGATATCCAAAAGATCCAGATTGAAGCAGCTCTAAAAGGCAAGATTAGCGAAGAAGAAAGAATTCGCCTAATGCTTCTAAAGGCTATTGCAGAAGAAAACATTGATGACATCGATAAGTACACCAAGATGCTTAGTGAAGTACAAGGCAAGGTCACAGACCTACAAAGTACTTTGGCTGAGGTTTATGCCATGGATGCTGGCAACCCTTTCATATCATGGGAAGAAGGCCTCGATGGAGTTACAAGAGCTTTAATTGATATTAACGGTCAATCTATTGCTTTGACTAGCACCATTGCTCAAAACTCATTGGCTATGGGTCTTGCTGGAGGAGCATCATTTGCTCAGGCTTTATCCGGTGCGCGTTACGCTGCACAGGCAGCAGCTTCTATGGGCATTACAGGAACTATTGGCGGCATTCCAGCCGGAGTATCGGGTGCTGCATCTGCCGGTGCTGCGGGTGCCGCTGGCGGCACAGTTGTAAATGTTGTGGTACAAGGTACTTTGACCACAGAAGCAGAATTGAAGCAATCTATTGTTGATGCAGTTACTAACTCAGGTCTTACTGGCAATGTTTTAATCACAGGCACTCCAGAACGACAGGTCTCTATTTAATGGCATTACCTGCAATTATCGGAGTAACCATCAACTTTAGTGATGGCCCTACTTATGGCTACCCATTTACTATTGGCGATCCTGTCAAGGGTATTCTTGGTGTTTCCGAGTTAGCAGGATCCGGAACAGCCGGGTTAATTGTTGATTACTCAGCACAAACCACTCAGACATCTATTAGGCGTGGCCGAGATTTAATGACTGATACCTATAATGCAGGTCAAGCATCGGTCAAGATTTTAGATCCTAATGGTGACTTTAACCCACAAAATACAAGTTCTCCGATCTATGGCTATCTGAAGCCTTTACGCAAAATACAGATTACTGCTACCTACTTAGGTACTACTTACTATCTATTCTCAGGCTATACATCTGAGTACCGATACACCTATCCAACAGGGCAAGAAATTGGTTATGTCACTATCGTGTCTTATGATGCTTTCAAGATCTTTAACTTAGCCGCAGTCTCGACCGTTGCCGATGCTGGAGCAGGGCAAGACACAGGCACTCGCATTAATCGCATTCTTTCACAGCTTTCATGGCCTAATTCAATGCGTGACATTGATACCGGTGACACTATCTGTTCAGCAGATTCAGGTCAGTCTCGCGTGGCTTTATCTGCCATCCGCGCAGCTGAGTTCAGCGAGCTAGGCGCGTTCTACATGAGTCCAGGCGGCAACGCAATCTTTAAGAGTCGCTCTAGCACTATCGAAAGCATCGATGATACCCCTACCGTCTTTAATCAAACAGGTGGTATCCCTTACGCCAACATTAAGTTTGCTTTCGATGACAAACTCATCATTAATCAGGCTAATATCCAGCGATACGGCAGCAGCAATGTCCAGTCATACACCGATGCTGCAAGCGTGGACACTTACTTCTTACACAGCACTAGCGCACAAAACTTGCCTATTGCTACCGATGCTGAAGCCATGAACCTAGCCACAGCTTACGTGAACAGTCGTAAAGATACGACAATCCGCATTGACTCAATGACCCTTGACCTCTCAACCCCTTCATATTCAGCAGGGGTAACAGCAGCTCTTAGCCTTGATTACTTTGACAATGTCACGATCTCTAACATTCAGCCTAATGGCGATACCATCACTAAGACCCTTCAGGTTCAAGGGGTGGCGCATGACATTCAGCCGAATAAATGGTTCACAACATTCACCACGATGGAGCCAATAACCGATGGTTTCATCATTGGCAACGCAGAATACGGTATCCTAGGCGTTAATCGTCTAGCATGGTAAAGGAGCAATAATGGCAACAGGATTTCCAGCAGCAACGGGAGATGTCCTATCGGCAGCTATGTTTAATGGCTTGGTGGCCTTTACTCTAAATAGCCAGACAGGCACAACCTACACACTAGCCTCTACTGATCAGTATCAGGTATTGGTAATTACATCAAATGCAGGTACTAAAACAGTAAGCATTCCAACAGATGCAACATACAATTTTCCAATAGGCACAGCAATTTCCTTACTTAATACTGGGTCAGGTAACTTGACCATTAACGCAGTTACTTCTGGTACAACCACAATAACAAGTGCTGGATCAGTATCAGCAGCACCTACTGTAGGACAGTTTAGATCAGCTGTAGCAATTAAAACTGCTGCTAACGCATGGACAATTATTGGTGCGGTTGCTTAATGCTTAACACAATAACAGGAATTATTGGTTCGGGAATTCCTCTATTCAGTCCAAAAGCAACAGGTGGAGTTACAACTCTTAGCGGTGGTTTTTGGTATCACACTTTTACAGCTTCCGGAACATTTACTCCATTAGAAAATCTTACTGTAGATTATTTTGTAGCAGCTGGCGGCGCCGGTGGCGGATGGGCTGGCGGTGGCGGTGGTGCAGGTGGATTTAGAAGCTTTAGTTCGCAATCAGTTACTCCGATCAATTACGCAATAACAATCGGTGCAGGCGGCGCAGGTGGAACTTCTGGTTCCAAAGGCGGAGTAAATGGATCAAACAGTTCTTTTGCTTCAAATGCAGCAACAGGCGGCGGCCGAGGTGGCGGTTATTCCAATGTCGCCGCTTCAAGTGGTGGTTCTGGCGGTGGCGCGCCTGCAGATCCCAACAGCGGTTCAGTATCAGGTGGCGCAGGTAACGCTGGTTCGTACTCGCCTGTTGAAGGTTTTGCCGGTGGAAATGCAACATTAGGTAGTTCATTATCGGGTGGTGGCGGTGGTGCTTCTGCAGTTGGTACTGCAGGGACAGGCGGCGCAGGTGGCGCAGGTGGCGCAGGTAATTCGTTATTTTCTACTTGGGCAATCGCCACAGGAACAGGATCATCTAACAATTACGCAGGTGGTGGTGGTGGTTCGGGTGCTTCTGGCGGAACAGGCGGTGGCGGAGCGGGTGGAATAACGACAGCAGGAAGCAATGGCTCTGCCAACACAGGTGGCGGCGGTGGTGCAGGTGGCTCTAACGGTTCCAATGGTGGTGCAGGTGGCTCTGGAATTATAATAGTTAGGTATGCATTTTAAATGGCACACGCAGCAGAAATCATTGATGGAATCGTGGCTCGAGTAATAGTCGTGTCTAATGAATATGAACCTAACATTGAAGAATGGGTTACTGCATGGGCAGGTGGTGGCACATGGAAGCAAACTTCATACAATGGCACTATTCGCAAAAACTTTGCTGGAATTGGCTTTACATATGATCCTGATCGTGATGCTTTTATTGCACCAAAGCCAGATGATGCAACAGGATTTGATGAAGAAAATTGTCAATGGATTTTACCGCCAAAGGATCTAAATGAAGCCGCGCCTAAGTAAAGCAGCGATTCAGTTACGAGAGCAGATAGATGACTCGTTCCCAGATCGTGACCGCACATCGGATGGTTGGATCGGTGATACCCGACACGCTGCTCGCAAGTCTGATCATAATCCAGATGAGCAAGGCTGGGTTCGTGCCATCGATGTCGATCGTGACTTATTCAAGGGATCAAAGCCAGACATTATGGGCGATCTTGCAGATCAGCTTCGTGCCTTATCAAAGTCAAAAGCAGACAATCGTATTGCTTACATCATCTTTGATGGACACATCTGCTCCAAGATCCTTAATTGGAAGTGGCGCAAATACACAGGGGCTAACAAACATGTTAAGCACTGCCATGTTAGCTTTAAAAAAGAAGCTGACAATGATGGGGCTTTTTTTCAAGTATCTATGTTAGGCGGAGAATAATGAACATGAAGCATCCAGTAGTTATAGCAGTCGGAGCCTTCCTTGCAGTCTGGGGAACGACATCAAACTTTTCTCTAGACTATCGCCACATTCTAGGCGCGATCGTTGCAGGAGTGTTTGGGTATGCGAGTCCTAAAAAGTGAGCCAGCAAGACTTCTTCAGCCTTTACATAAGCACCTTGCTGGTCATTGGTGGCCTTGCAGGTTATGTCATTACTCATCTGCTCTCAGAGATTAAGCGACTCAATCAGCGTGTCGATGAGATCTATAACATACTTCTAGAGCGATAATTTTGTCATGGCAAAAAAAGCAACTAAGGCTTTAGAGGAGCAAGGCTACTCAAAACTAGATGCTTACTGCATTGGGCTTTATGAATACTTTTGCAGCTTGAAACGTGCAGGTTTTGCAGAAGATGTTGCTATGTTTATGATTACAGAGCCACAGGCTTATCCTCATTGGATCTTGCCTGATGGCATACCGCCAGAGAAGTTAGGCGATTACGTGGATGAGGATGACGATTAAGCGAATAGTCGTAGTTTCGGACTTACAAGTTCCGTACCATGACAGGGTTGCAACCCGTAACCTTGCTAGCTTCATCACAAAGTTCAATCCAGATCAAGTTGTCACGATAGGCGATGAAATTGACCTACCACAGATAAGCAAGTGGGAAGAAGGTCGCATGGGCAGTTATGCCCAGACGCTAGATGATGATCGTAATGAGGCTGTGCAGCTTCTCTGGGATTTAGGCGTAACAGATTGCATCCGTAGCAATCACACAGATCGCCTGTATAACATCATCATGGCTAAAGTGCCTGCCTTTGGTGCATTGCCAGAGCTTCGCTTTGAGAAGTTCATGAAGTTCGATGAGCTAGGCATTACCTTTCACAAAAACCCTATGGCTATCGCACCTAACTGGATTGCAGTGCATGGAGATCACACACCTATAAAGCCACAAGGGGGTCTATCAGCCCTAGAAGCGGCTCGTAGGCATGGCAAAAATGTCATCTCAGGTCATACCCACAGAGCAGGCAGATCGGCCTTCTCAGAGGCCTCTGGAGGCCGTATAGGGCGTGTTCTGCATGGTGTCGAGGTAGGCAATCTTATGGACTTTAAGCAAGCGCATTACACAAAAGGCTCAGCTAACTGGCAACAGGCTTTTGCCATCATGTATGTGCATGGATCTAAGGTTCAGGTAGATCTAATCAACATTGAGAAAGATGGCACATTTATTGTGTCTGGAAAATCTTACGGCAGACCAAGATAATCGTTATCGTTTCGTT